GGCAAACCTAAATATTACGCTATGTTTGGTGGTGCTACAGGAAGCACAGACACAACTTCAGGAGCTATGTATTTTGCTCCTACACCTGATCAATCTTACAAGTTTAGAGTATATTATAACAAAATGGCAGTTGGTCTGGGATCAGGAGGCGATGGTAACTCTGATACTTATATTAGTACCTACTTCTCACAAGGTTTATTATATGCCTGTTTAGCTGAAGCTTATGGATTTTTAAAAGGTCCAATGGATATGTTGACATTGTATGAAGGAAAGTATAAAAATGAGATACAAAAATTCGCGGGAGTACAATTAGGTAGACGAAGAAGAGATGACTACACGGATGGAACAGTTAGAATCCCAGTCAAATCACCGTCTCCATAAAAGGATTAAAATATTATGGCAATAACATCAGCAATATGTAATTCATTCAAAGTAGAAATTTTACAAGGTGGACACAACTTTAACGATGCAAGTGGTGCACCTACAGGTAACGCATATAAGTTAGCTTTATTTTCAAGCAACTCAGCTTCATTAAGTAAAACAACAACTGTTTACACAGCACCTTCATCTGCTAATGCAGTTCCAACTAACACGTTGGAAGTTAGTCAAAGTCAAACTGATGGCGGAGCGTCAAATAGTGGTTACACTGCAGGCGGAATAGCATTAACACCATCAGCTGATCCAGTTTTATCTAGTGACACAGCATGTGTTAAATTTAATGATGTTAGTTTTACTTCAGCTACATTTACAGCAAGAGGTTGTTTAATTTATAATTCAACAGCAGTTACAGGATTTACAACTAACAGAGCGGTTTGTGCTGTAAACTTTGGTGCTGATAAAACTGTAACGAGCGGAACTTTTACAGTTCAATTCCCAGCTCAGACTGCAGGAAACGCAATCGTTCAAATAGCTTAGGAGGGTTACCATGCCCGATGTATCTTCAGGATGGGGTAGACTTACCTGGGGTCAAGCAAGTTGGAATTCAGCTACTGTTTTAAATGAAGGGTGGGGCGCTAAAAATTTTGGTGAAGACTCTTGGGGAGATCTTTCTGATTCAAATATTTTACTTACAGGTCTATCTGCACAAACAACTGTTGGAACTTTATCAGCAGAAATAAGACCAGGTTGGGGTACATTATCTTGGGGTATTAATGGTTGGGGTTCTGTAGAAGAAGCCAACGAAACATTACCAGGTTTTTCTATATCAGCAAATTTAGGAACATTAACTGTAGCCGATCAAGCAATGGGCTTAACAGGTTTATCTGCAACAAGTGCGATAGGATCACTTACTGCTACTTCAAGTTTATCATTAACATTATCATCTTTAAGCGCAACAGCATCACCAGGACTTCTATCAACAGATGATCACTCTGTAGGTTTATCTGGTCAATCTGCAACAAGTGCTGTAGGATCACTTACTTCTTTACCAGAAACTATAACAACTTTATCTGGTCTTTCAGTTACAGGTGCAGTTGGTGAGGTTGAAATAAATTCTAATTTAATACTACCTATATCAGGCGTATCTGCAAGCACTGCTGTTGGAAGTATCTCACCAGCTGATGTAATGGGATTAACGGGTCTATCTTCTTCTTCTGCAATAGGTTCATTAGCAACAGTACAAGTATCTATTGCTAGTTTAGTAGGATTAGGTTTATCTTTAACAGCTGAAGTAGGAGAATTTAATGCAATTTTAGGGTATGCTGATGTAGATCCTATCTTGACTGCTAGTTATTCAAATGTTACTAGAGTAACAAACGCTAGCTATTCAAACGTAACTAGGACTTCTGGAGCTAGTTATACGGATGTTGACAGTGTAGGCTAGATGAAATATATATTAACAATAACTTCGAATATTCGAATAGGAGATAAGATTTAATATGGCATCAACTTTTACAAATCTCGGCGTAGAACTAATGGCAACCGGCGAAAATGCTGGTACTTGGGGAACAAAAACTAACGCTAACTTAAACCTTGCAGAACAATTACTGGGTGGATTTAAAATCCAAACTTTAAATGCAGCAGGTTCAGGAGCTAACACTACAGCATTAACTGTAGCTGATGGTGCTTTAACAGGTGCTGCTCAAAACAGAGTTATTATTCTTGGGGCAGTTTCACCAGAAGCAATTACAGGAAATAAAATTGTAACATTTCCTCTTCTTACAGAAACTTTTTATTTTATTAAAAACAGCACATCAGGTGCATACACAGTACAATTAAAAGCAGTTTCAGGTTCAGGAGCTACAGTTACTTTTTCAGCAACTGACAAAGGATATAAAGCTATATACCTTGATGGTGTTGCAACTAACACTGGAGTCATTGAAATACCATTAGCTACATCAGGCACAGTAACAGAAACTGGTACTCAGACTTTAACAAACAAAACTTTAACATCACCTAAAATTGGTACAAATATTTTAGATACTAATGGAGCTGAATTACTTAATGTAACAGCTACAGGTTCAGCGGTTAATGAACTTACTTTAGCTAACGCAGCTTCAGGATCAGCACCTATTATATCTTCAACTGGTAACGATACTAATATTGGTATTACTTTAACTCCAAAAGGTTCAGGAGCCGTAAAACTAGATTTACTTACATTTCCAACAGTAACAGGTTCAGCTAATCAAATTATGACAAGTAATGGTTCTGGAGTATTATCTTTTGTAGATAATTCTGGTGGAACAGATTGGCAAGCAATTAAAACATCAAACTATACAGCAGTAGCTGGGCAAGGTGTTTTTGCTAATACTTCAGGCGGTGCATTTACAGTAACTCTACCTTCTTCTCCTTCTCTAGGTGATGAAGTATCTATTATAGATTACGCAGGAACATTCGATACAAATAATTTAACGGTAGGAAGAAACTCACAACCTATCATGGGAACAGCCGCAGACCTTACAGTAAGCATAGAAAGAGCTGGCTTAACTCTTGCATATGTTGATAGTACACAAGGTTGGCTGCTGAAGGATAAATAGTCCATGGCAACTATAACTTTAACAGTAACCGTAGCTAATCCGGGTTCAGGTAATAGATATTATATTGACGGTGTTTTACAAGCAACTGTCTCTGCTATTCCAGGCAACACTTATATATTTGATCAAGCAGATGGAACAAACTCTGGACACCCTTTAAGATTATCAATAACATCTAATGGTACTCACTCAGGTGGTTCAGCTTATACTGACGGTGTTACAACTTCTGGTACACCAGGAAGCTCAGGAGCATATACACAAATAGTTGTAGATGCTACAACAGTACAAACATTATATTATTATTGCACAGCACACTCAGGAATGGGTGGATCTTTTAATGTTGGTAGTTCTTCAACAGTTAAATTAAAAGATATAAAAGGTTTTACAGTTCAAAGCCTTTCTTCAGACCCAACTACAGCAGGTTCAATTGGACAATTTTATTATAACTCTACAAGCACTACTTTTAAATATGTACAACCTGGAGCTGGAGCATGGGCATCAGGTAATGCTTTAAATACAGCAAGATCAATTTTGGGTGGAACAGGTACTCAAACAGCGGCTATAGTTTTTGGTGGTGAAGCACCTCCAAATGCTTCATCGGCTCTTACAGAAAAATATGATGGAACTTCATGGACAGTAGCTAATACGATGCCAGCAATAAGACAATCTATGGGTTCAGCAGGAACACAAACTGCCGCTTTATCTATGGGAGGTACAAGTTCAACTCCGCCATCATATAAAGCTACTTCTTATGAATTTGACGGAACAAATTGGAGTGGAGGAGGTGACTTAAGCACAGCAAGAGGTAACGTATCAGGTTGTGGTTTACAAACAGCAGGTCTTGCCGTTGGTGGTTTTAATGGTACTGCTTTAACAGCCACAGAAAAATATGGTGGCACATCTTGGACTTCTGGTGGAAGTTTAAACACAGCAAGAAGTTATAGTACTTCATTTGGTGTTCAAACATTAGCAATATGTGCTGGAAATTCAGGACAACCTCCAGGTGCTGTTGTAGAATCATACGACGGAAGTTCATGGAGCGAAATTACAGAAAATAATTCAGGAAGATATGGTTCAGGAGGTACAGGAACTACAACATCAGGTCTTATTTTTGGTGGAAATCCTTATACAGGAATAACTGAAAGTTGGAATGGTTCTAGTTGGACTGAGGTTGGAGATATGGCTACAGGTAGAGTATATGTAGCAGGAGCAGGTGGATCAAATACTTCAGCTTTAGTGGCGGGTGGTCTTTCTTCAGCTCCTACTAAGTCAACAGCAACAGAAGAATGGACAATTTCAGAAGTAACAATAAAGACAGTGACAACAAGTTAAAAGTAATTTATAACAACAATAACAAGGAGAAAACTATGGCAAATAAATATTGTACAGCGAATAACTGGGGAAAAGATTTTTTCACTCATGAAGAGAGAACTAATTTTTATC